CCACCAGCGCCCAGAACTGCGGTCCATGGTTTTTATGTGCAATGTGCGCCAGTTCATGCACCACCACATAGTCGATAGCGGGTTCGGGATAGTCCATCAGCCGCCATGAGAAGCAAATACTGTTTTTGCCGCTGCACGAGCCGAACCGTGTTCTCGCTGAGGTGATCTTCAGTCCGGTCGGGTACAGGTTCATCAGTTTTGCGTAATGCTGTACCTTGGGCGGCAGCTCTATTTTCGCTCGGCGGATAAACTCAGCCTGCTTGGCCTCATCCGGCTCCGGATGTGCCGCACGGCGGGACTGCTGATCGGCAAGTGCGCGGACTATCCAGTCCGTATGCTCCGCGACAAACCGTTCAATGCGGTATTTTGCCAGCCGCAGCGGCGCACGAACAATCACACGGCCTTCGCGCGTCACCTGCACAGCAAGCGTCTTGCGTTTGGAGCGAACCAGTTCGTACTCGATCATATTACTGTCCCTTGCGCTCCAGATTGCGGTTGTAGAAGAACACCGCGACCGAAATGCCGCAGATCAACAGATAGCCGAGGACGCTCCAGCCGTCCGGCAGTTGGCCGAACAGGAAAAAGCCGAGGACAGCCGAGAAGATGACCTGCGTGTAGTCGAACACCGAAATCTCCTTGGCCGGTGCGTTGGCGTACGCGAGCGTTACGCCGAACTGTCCGAGCGCGGCTGACGCACCTGCGCCAATCAGACAGAAGAACTGTCCCCATGTCATTGGGTGGTAGTCCATGATCATAGACGGTACGCATACCAGCGTGGAGAACATCGAGAAGAAGAACACGATGCGGGCGCTCTTTTCGCCTTTCCGGCTGAGTGCGCGCACACAGGTGTAGGCCGCGCCTGCACCCATGCCACCCAGCAGACCGATAATTGCCGGGAAGGTTGCCGAGGAAAAACCCGGCTTGATAATCAGCATACTGCTGCCGAATGCCGCAAGCACCGCCGCGTACTGGAATACGCTGGCCCGCTCCTTCAGCAGAATGAGCGAGAAGATGATAGCGAAGAACGGCGACATTTTATTAAGAATGTTTGCATCTGCCAGTACGAGATGGTCAATAGCGTAGTAATTGCAGAAAATGCCGAGTGTGCCGCAGGTTGCGCGTATGATGAGCAGCGGCAGGTTGCCCTTTTCCCACTTAAAACCAACCTTTTCGCGGCACAGCACCACGGCGGCCACTGCCACTGCGACCAGATTGCGGAAAAATGTTTTCTGCGTGAACGGCAGATCACCCGCCAGACGCACGAATGCCGCCATCATCGCAAAACCGAATGCGGACATAATGATAAAACCGATTGCCTTACTTTTTTTAGAAAGCACTGAAGTCTTCCTCCTTTTTCGCTGTGAGTTTTCTGACTGCTTCTATTGTAACACACAAACTGTTTCGCGTGGCAGAGAAATCGTCTGTTTTTCGCGTTTTGAAATTTTTCAAAAAAATTTGAAAAAAGGTGTTGACATTTGGCGTCCACATGGATATAATAAATCTTGTCGCTGACAGTGAGGCGACTCGATGAGAACAGAATGCGAGTGTGCTGGAACTGGTAGACAGGCACGTTTGAGGGGCGTGTGTCGATCGACGTACGGGTTCAAGTCCCGTCACTCGCACCACCTTCTTTCAACAACCAAATATGCGGATGTGGCGGAATGGCAGACGCGCTAGCTTCAGGTGCTAGTGTTCGCAAGGACGTGGGGGTTCAAGTCCCCCCATCCGCACCAAGAATTGTGCTGAAATCGTTGAATTTCAGCACTTTTTCTTTATCTTTATTGTTCCAGTTTTTAACTGACGACACTTTGACGACAAAAGGAATTTTTTACGACGGTGTTCCCTGCCCTCGAAAGCGCTTAGGGCAGCCGCCTCTCCATTGGAAAATTTTCTGCCGATATGCTATAATGATTGCAAAAGATTGGAGAAGATATTGATGGATTCAAGAAAAATTCTGGTCGGTGAAAAATACTTACACTTTAAGAACAAGATGTATCAGGTGCTCGCCATCGCTACGCACACGGAAACCGGCGAACCGCTGGTGATCTATCAGGCGCTCTACGGAGATTTCAAAATTTATGCGCGGCCGTACGATATGTTCGCCTCCGAAGTGGATCACGAGAAATACCCCGATGTCACGCAGCGTTTCCGCTTTGCTCATGTAGTATTTGACGGAGATACGCCGAAGCCAACTGAATAAAAACAGCCCCTCCGAGAGCCGGCATAAAACCAGTTCTCAGAGGGGTTTCGTTTTACTTCTCCATCGCCTCGGCCAGCTTGCGGATCAGCTGCTCACCGTACTGGTACCGCAGCAGATACTCGATGGTCTGCTCCTCCAGACCGGCGGCTTCCTGCACGGTGTCGATAGCGGCCTGCACCTCGGCGTCGCCGTCCGGCACGAAGGCACGGCACTGCGGTGCGGTGATGCTCGGCACTTTACGCACAGCATCGAAGCCGATCGTAAATCCCGCCTGCTGGAGCGATCTCATCTTGATGTAGTTGGTGGCGTCCTTGCAGATGCACTCACACTCGTAGGTCTTGCCATTGAGCAGGACCTTTTTCTTTTCTACCACTTCGTCGTCCTCCTTCTTCGGTTCGGGTTCAACCAGACGCGCCTTAAACTTGCGCCACAGACTCTCATCACGCACCCACGGCTCGGGGCAGTCTTTACCCGTTACGTCATAATGGCGCACAACATGATCCACGTCGATGCCGTACTTGTCCATCAGCCAACGCACAAGCTCAACCGTGCGGTCCACCGTCTGGGCGGTGATAACGTACTTGCCGCCCACAATGTCGCTGCACATCTCCACGCCGAGCGAGTTGCGATTCATGCAGATGCCGTGCATCGGGTGGTGCGCAGATTCAAGCACGCCGCCGCAGTGCCATGCACCGTCTGTTTCGCGGACACTCTGGACAACGCTGTGCTCATCGACAAAATAATGCGCCGATGCCTGCAAGCCGCTGTTGTTGTGGAAATACTGCGCATTGTTCATCGCCGTATCGCCGTTGCCTGCCGTATAGTGCATGACAATATACTTGATACTGTTGCCGCCTCGACCGGAATAGAAGTTGCTCGAGTCAGCCTGCAGAAACGGAATATCCATCATAGCGCACCTCACTTTTCGAGCGGCGCGGTGTACGACTTAGCACGATCCGAGTCCGTCAAACCGCTGGTGGTCGGGTCGTTCAAGGCGCTCCACACGTTGCACGCGATCAGAAACAGGCAGTACGGATTGGCAGCCGTTGCCTTGATGATCTGCCACACACCCGCCCAGGTGGTCATGTCCGCAGCGGTCAGACCGGCGTAAGCCAGAGCCGTCGCAAACGCGCCGAGGGCGATCTGCACCCAGAACACCGGGTTCTTGATTCTGATTTTCCAGTTCATAGTTTGCCTCCTATCTCGTGATATGGTCGATACCGATACCCTCTAAAAACTGCTCATAGTCGCGCTGTGTTTTCTGGATGGCGGCGAGGCCTTGCTCAACCTCGCCGTTGCAGTGTCCGCGCTTGAGTGCCATCGCTACACCGACCGTCAGTTTGCAGTTCGCGTCGATCATCGCCAGCTGCAGACGGCCTTCCTTGGCACGCTGCTCAGCTCGGCGATTGATGCGCTCCTGCTCCTCCTTCTCACGCTTCTCGCGCTTAGACGCCTGAGAAGCGATGGCCGCACAGACGATCGCACAAAAGCCCGTGAGTGCGGCGCAAATCACTTCCGTCATATAACCTCCGTTATTACAGCAGGCCCAGCAGGCGCTTATCCGCCACGCTCAGCAGCTCCGGTACACCGGTCTGCACGCTGCGCCAGTGCTTGTACTGGGCACGCAGCAGCGCGTTGTGCTTGAGACCGTGGTCGTTATCGAACTTATCCAACTGCACGCCAATATCGCCGGGGTACTTCTTCACTTCTGCGTAGTGCTTGATGTAGATGTTGTTGGGATACATAATGTTGTCCTTTCCGGGCTTCTGCCCTATCAAGTGTAAAAATTCCGGTGATTCTTACTTGTTGTAGTCCTCGCCGGTGATTTCCTTGTACTGCTCGACGGTGATTTTCTTCTTCACCACCGCGTTGCCGACCATCTTCTCGGTCCACAGACCGGCGTCGTAATACTTCTTAATGCGGTCAAACCAGTTAGCCATTACGCCACCTCCGTATCCGTCATCATGGAAATGTAATCCACCTGAGCCGCCAGTGCGGTGTTGCTGGTTTCCAGCTCCTCCACCTTAGACACTAACTGAGAGATCGCCTGCGCGGTCGTATCGTCGGCGGCCGTGGTGCAAGCGACAGTATACGTCTGCTTGTCCTTGTCGTAGGTGATGGCACGCAGCGCATAGCCGCCGTGCGCCTCAACCAGATCGCCGTCATCGGTGCGGACCTCGACCAGAGCGGTGTTCAAGTTGGACACCGCATCAAACGTGGTTTCGGACAGCACCAACGTCAGGCTGTCGCCCTGGCACTGATAGTCCAGAGCCTTGATTCCGTTGATTTTCATTTGTGCTCCTTTCCGCGGTTAAACCGCTACATATTTGTTATACTGATGCCGGATTGTTTCATCCGACATTTCAGCGTAAATTTGTGTAGTTGCGATATTCTCATGGCCTAACAGCCGCTGAATGACCGCAATATCCATTCCGCCGTTAAGAGCCAACGTCGCAAACGTATGACGCAGCAGGTGCGGGTGCACCCGCTTATCCAGACCGGCCCGCAGGCTGATTGCCCGTACCATGCGCTGGATCGCCCGAGGTTTCAGCGGCTCGTAGGGTGCCTTACTGCTGACAAACAAGCCGGTGCCGCCCTTGCGGGATACCATATACTCCTCAATCATCAGGCGTGCGCGGATGCTGAAAAAGACAACACGATCCTTGTCACCCTTGCCGGTGACCTGTACCGACCGGCTCATCAAGTCGAGGTCAGAGGCCGACAGCTGAGCAACCTCGCTCAAGCGGCAGCCGGAAGATACGAGAAACTCGACCAGCGCCTTCTCTCGATAGGTTACGCAAGCGTCACGCAGCCGTTCCAGCTCTTCCACCGTCAGCGCCTGGCGGGCACCTACCTTGTCGATCTTGATGGACTTGATCTTGCTCATCGGGTTCTTCTTGATCTTCTCTTCCATCGTGAGCCAGCCGAAGAACGCCCGCAGGCTGTTGATATGCGTTTGCAGCGACGTTTCCTTGAGATTGCGCGTCTCGTCCAAAAAAGCAATGTAACCTCGGATGTCGTCGGTGGTGATTTTGGCCGTGCTCTTGGTCACTTTAGATGCAAATAATTCAAGGTGGCTGCGGTAGTTCGCCAGCGTTCTGGCGGATAGACCGTCAATCTTCTTTGCGCCCAGATAGTGCTTGATCCGCCGCTTCAAGTCACTGCGCTGCTCATCATTTTCCTTAAAAATAATGTAGCCTTTTAAGATAGCGTCGAGTTCTGCTGCCGTTGGCGTGCCCGCCGCAAAAGTTGCGAAAAGCTGCCTTGTCAGCTCTGTTTTTGCCGTCATGTTGTAATTCCCCTTTCGGATTTTGGTATGTTTATTATACATACCAAAACGCCAAATGAGGAGTGTTTGCGTCGCATTAGGTTGCTATGGCGGCCGTGATCGGAAACGCCACTGCACTCAATGCCGTGGTGACCTCTTCGGTTGCTATGACGGCAGTAGCAGCCTCTCAGGTTGCTATGACGGCCGTAATCGGAAACGCCACTGCGCTCAATGCCGTGGTGACCTCTTCGGTTGCTATGGCGGCCATTGCCGGATCGGGTAAAGCTCGGGTTGCAATTACCAATTCTTCCGTTGCATTGGCTGCTTTGGCTTCCAGTCCGCTGAAAAAGAGCGTAAGTACCAGTGCATACAACGGTAATTATGCTAAATTGGTAACGAACGGTCCGTGCTTTATCATCTCTGCGACTCATAATAATTCTGGTTGGACATTCGGTGTGCGCTATGTGTACACTTCGGAAACTGCATCCGGAGCCAAGACGTATTCTTCAACAGGCAGTGCACAGAGCATCAATCTGTTCACTACATCCGCCGGTTTAGAGGCTTTCGCCAACGCTAATTCTTCTGCCTCGGGTCAGGTTACATTTGTCTATATTCCCTGCAAAGCAGCCTGAATTTTGGACGTGATTTACTACGCATTATCTTCCTAATGCGCAGTAACCGCCCGAATATAGCCTGATTTGCCCGCTGATTTTGTATAGCTATGCATCTTCGCACCGCGTTTCCTCAAATATGCCGTGTCAAAACAGCATATTTGAGGTGCGTGGTACGTCTTAGGAAGATAATGCGTAGCTACACAGCGACGATTTTAGGCGGATTTTACCGTTACGGAAGCGGGAAATAAGCGATGCTGATTGCCGGCCAGTCACCCTGAGAATTGTACGTTTCGAGCTTCGAGCAGAATACAAATTCCTTGTAATAAGTGCCGGACACCTTGGCATTGCTGTTGAAATTACTGCTACCCATCGAACTATTGTAGCGCTGCGAACTTGTGTACTGTCTGCTGGCGGTGCCATCCAAACAGGTGCGAATACCGGAAGTGCCGCTATTGTAGGAATAGCACCATTCCAGTACAATACAAGGCTTATCATAACGAGTAGACCAACCAGAACCGCTATATCTACCAGAAATAGTGGCATAAGTAGCCTTGCTAAGCAGGTAATTGTATGCAACGGTACTTGCACAGATAGCTGCACGCGCAGTTGCAGAGGCTGCAATAGCCGCCATAGCAACCTGAGAGGAAGCTACTGCCGTCATAGCAACCTGAGAAGCTGCTACCGCCGTCATAGCAACCTGAGAAGCCGCTACCGCGTCGATGTCTGCATAGTCAGCGCAGGACAGCCCCGCCAACGTAGCAACCGACTTGCCAACCGCCAGCTTGCTGCCGCCGGCCGCGCGCCAGATCAGCGGGTTATTGGCCATCTCTTTACATCGCTCTGCATTGCCCATGAGATCGTCCCAGTCGGTAAACTCGTAAAACTGGTGCAGCCACGTTTCTACCGCATCGTCTGCCACATCACTGCCGAGCAGCAGCTCAAGCAGCTTGTCGCTGTTGCGGTCCGGCAGGTTGATCGGCACGCCGAGAACCACACTCACACCGCCGAGGTTGGCAGCAAACTCCGCCGCATGGGTCGGGTTCGCAAGGATTGCCTCCATGCGGTGGATGCCTTTTCGATAGTTTGTTTTGAGTGCGCTCATATAGGACATAAAGTCCGACTGATTTACGCCAAGCATTATCTCTCGCCTCCATATTCAATCGCTACATAGTTGATTTTGATGCTGTCTGCCGTGGTCGTTGTGCCGTTTACCAATGTCTGCGCGCTGTGCGACGGATTGGTGCCCGTCGCGCTGCCGGTGTAGTAACTGCCGGTCTGCAGCTTCCGCAGGCAGTACAGAAACCCGTCAGCAGTAACAGACTTGACCTGCACGATGCCGTCGAAGTCCTCGGCCTGACAAACCACATTGGGAACGCCCTCAAAGGACTCGCGGAAATGGTAGGTGTTCCAGCCAGCGCCGCTGTTGGTAAACGTGCCGACCTCCATCTCGGTATCCTGCAGCTCGCCAACACCACAATCGCTCTCGCCGCCGATCACGCCGCCAAGCTGGTCAGCGGTCAGACGGCCGTCCTTATCCAGTACCGCCGGTCCTCCGGGCTGGCCGAGCATCTTCAGTGCAATGGCACCGATCTGCTTTGTCGTAACATTGTGCGGGTTGCCGGTATCCTTGACATGCTTCGCAAGCGCGTCATTGATCGCCTTAAACAGTGCAGCATGTGCATCCGAAGCAGTGTTGTGCTTGGCTACTGTGCCCTTGCCCTCGTAATTCATCTCGGGCAGCTGGTTGGAGGGCACTTTGCCGTTCCCGTCCAGACCGGCCACACCATCGGCCTTGCCCTTGGTATCAGCTGATACGGCGCCGAGATCCTTTGCGGTCAGACTGCCGTCCTTGACGGTCTGCTTGACCTTCTCGGCCAGTTCAGCGGTTTTGACACGCTCGCCCACCGCGTCAGCGTTCTTTTTCAGCTCAGTGTCGATCGCGGTAAAGTTCTGGTTGAGCACTTCAACATCGCCAAACTCCTCGTAGCCGGGCGTATTCAGATGATAGTTAGGTGTTTGCTCCATCCGGCAGCACCTCCTCCTTAATTTCTCGCCAGGTGAGCTTTTTCAGCTCGCCCCATGTCAATTCCTTGATCTGCTCCCATGTGTTGTACAGCAGCGATGTTGTGCAGACCATATTCGCGGGCACAATGTCCGCGAGCAGCTCCTCGACCGCCTGCTGATTGCGTTTCGCGGTCAACGCAACTCTGACGGTCAGGGTATACACGCCGCCGTTCACCTCGAGCTTATAGCCGTTCTCGCCGCAGAGCGTTTCAAGCTGCTGCCGCAGGCGGCGCACCGAGAACGGCAGCTGCGCATTGATCTTGGCGAGCACCTTAAACCGGCGCTCGGCCAGCGTGTCCGTGTCCATCGGCGTAATACCGAAGATTTTCTCGTAACGCGCAATGGCAGTCTCACCGGCGGTACTGATAAACTGCGCATCGAGCACCGCATCAGCGGCATCGCGCAGACGGTCAATCTCCGGCTGCTCGGTGTCGCACAAAAGAGGAAACTCGTAGGTTTTCAGCAGGATCGGCGGCAGGTAGTCTTGCAGCTTCTTTCTCACGACGCACCGCCAATCGTTTTCAGGCGCGGAATCTCGTCCGCAGCCAGCTCGATGTTCCTGGTATCGCCGTTGACGGTCGTGCCGTCCACATCGACAACGCAATCCGCGGTCAGCAGATGTGTTTCGATTTGTGAAATACGAACCACTGTTGTTTCGCTGTCCGCCCATGTCTTGCACAGCTCATCAAGATACGCATTGGCGGCGCTCACAAGCTGCGACTTGCCGTTGTCCCAGCTCCAACCGGCGGCAAAGGTGACATTCGCCGCAACGGTGAGGTCAGCGTAACGTGCGCCGGTAACGGTCACCGTGTGTCCGATCGGCGCAAGTCCTAAGCCTTCGCCCTGATTGCCCTCAGGGTCGATGGCGGTCTGTACCTTGCTGATAAGCTCGGTACTCGGTGCGGTAAAGTCGGACGCGATGATGGTCAGCTTGACCGTACCGCCGCCGTTCCACACCGGATAAACCTTGACGCCGCCCACGCCGGTAATCGCGTTGACCTTTTCCTTATAGTCCGCGACATTGCCGCCGAACGCTTCACCGTCAATGCTGGCGTAGTATTTCTCGCGCAGCGTATCGGTCGTGTCGCCGTCCTCGGCCGGAATGAGCACCGCCGCAATCTGGGCGGTTTCCAGACCGTTGATCGTCTGGATCGGTAACAGCAGACCGGTGTACTTGTTGCCGACCGTACCGAGCGTTTCGGCCTCCAGCTTGTAGTGACCCGCCGAGATCTTTTCTGTGATGGTGTAGTTCACCTCATCGCAGTTGAACCTCAGGCCCGCGGTCAGCTCCACCGAGGACGGGGTAAAAACGCCCTCAATAACGGCAGCCGTTTCGCCTTGAATAGCTACACCGCGCTCTTTGCAGCGCAGCATGAGGTACTGGAGCGACGCCGTATCAACAAAGGTTTCGTCCATCACGACGTCAAGCTCCATGTAGCACTTGACAAGCTCTGCGGCTGCCGGTGAGAGCGCATCGTAGATGATACTGCCCTCTCGCTTATCGACCGTATCCGGCACGGATTCCAGCATACGGTTCATAATGTAGTCAAACGTCATTTCGTCCGAGTATCGTCCGATCATGCCGCTTCACCTCCAAACTCAAATTCGCTTTCCACGTCGCCCTCGGTCGTGGTCACGGTAAATTTCACAAGCAGATTGCGCTTGCCCTTGGTGAACGAAAACTGCTCAACCGAGAGCACGCGATCGTCTGCCATGAGCGCGTCCTCGATTGCCTTGGCGACCTTGGCCTGCAGGTACGGCGTCATGGTCTGACCGAGCAGGGCGTTCAGCTCAATGCCGTAATTCCATGAATAGATTGCGTACTGAAACCGTTCGGTCTGGAGAATCAGGAAGATGGCCTGCTTCATGGCTTCCAGTCCGTCCAGCTTTCCGCCGGAGCACGGGTAGCCGTCAAACCGCAGCGCGTAGGTGCGTGTAGGCTGTGTTTCGATCTCGAAATCCTGCACGAGATCGTCATTATACTCTGTCGGCAGCATTACAGCGCCCCCTTCTTGTCTAAAATGAGATATTCCTGACCGCCCTGTTTTCTTAGCAGAATGAGCTTGTCCCCTACCTTAAACGAGGACGCGCTCACGCCGGTGCGGACGGCCAGAAACTCTTTTTTGAGCGGCAGCTTCTGGTCAATCTGCACCTGAAACGGCGATAACGAAATAACCTTTCCATAGCACCAGTCAGCAGGCCGCATTGCGGTAAAGACGTTTTCTGCAATCTGCTTCATGGCATTAAACATATCAGGCACTAAACTCACCTCGAATTCCGCTCAAATACAGGTCCATCGTGTACAGGCCGTTGCTGAACGTGTGCTTGGCTTTCTCCACGCACATATAGTTGCGAATGTTGATGTCGCCCAGGCCCATGCCGACACAAACTGATGTACCGGCACGCGCTCTCACATCCCCGAACACCTTCTGCATGGTCAGCTCGCGGTGAATAACGTTGTAGTATTTCATCAGCGCCTTGGCCTTGGTCTGCAAATCGGCGGTGTTGAGGGCGTTGTCCAGCTTTTCATAATACTGGAGCGTGCCCCATTTGCTCTGGCTGGCCGTGTTGTTCATCACATGAACCTCGCGCACGCCGGTTTCGTCGTTGTCCCACGCCAGCTTGATACGGTTATACACGTCGCTGTCAATCGAGGACGTGTAACTGTAACCCTGGGCCGTGTCTTCGTCGATGTAGAGCGGCAGGAGCAGGCTCTCGTAGGGTTTGAGGCACAGCTTGCCGAAATCATCGTACAGGACATATACCTTGCCGGTGTTGATGATAGTCAGGTCGGACGCGTTGCCGAGCATATCAAAGAGCGTTCCCTCCTCGATACGCTGCGGGATCTTGTACTTGGTATCGGCCACGGTACCAACCTTGAGACCGTAGTCGGCGGCGAGCATTTTCAGCACGTCGGCGTAGGTCTTGTTCGTGTAGCTGATGGTGTCCTTGTTTTTGAAGTACCGCAGTTGGTCGTATGCCGTGACTTTAATCAGGCGGTTATCCGAACGCGACTTCTTAAAGACGTAGCCATAGAACACATTCGCGCCGTTAAACCGGAAGCTGACCGGATTGCCCTCATGAAAATTGAGGGTATCGTCCTTGACCACCGTAAACGTCAGCGAGGACGCCGCGCCGCTGCGGGTGGTTTCCCACACGATGTCGCCCTCGATCATCGGCTGCTGAAGCTGACCGTTTCGGTTCTGAATGATGAGCTCCGCGCCCGGCATCTGGCAGGACGGCACATCGCGCAGGATCTCCTTGCGCGTGCCTGCCGCGCCGGTGACGGACTTGACGACAACAGTCGTGATGTCCTTCTTCTTCTCTTTCTCGGTGCTCGTGCCCGAAGACGTCGAGCCGGACGAGCCGCCCGAGCCGCCGATGACGGCTTTGCCGTACTTCTTGCCCCAGCGGTTGCACTCGGCATTGCTGCTCATCAAAAGATCGAAGTGGTACACGCCGCCCTCAATTTGAATCATGCCGCCGCGGTCATTGACGGTATAGGTCACGCCGTCAAGCGCCGTTCCCGTGCCCTGCACTGTAACCTTAGTACCAAACGGTACGCTTGGCGGTGCAGCACAGGTATGCTTGGACGGGTCTAACTTGTTACCGAGTGCGTCAAGAAAACCGCCCTCCATGGCGTTATTCGCCGGATAGTACGCCGTAAATAGCGCCCTAACCGTATTTGTAACAGTGCCAGACGATTTAGAGCCGGAATACTTGGCGAGCGTGTCACCCGAGGAAACGTAGTTCAGCGGATTGACGGACGAGCCGTTCTTGTGCATACCGAAATGCAGGTGGCAGCCGGTTGAACTGCCGGTCGTGCCAACGGCGGCAATCTTCTGCCCGGCGGTGACTTTCGCGCCCTGCCTGACGTAGAGCGCCGAGGCGTGCCCGTAAAAGCTCATCAGACCGCCGCCGTGGTCGATACTGATGTAGTTGCCGTAACCGCCGTACCAGCCGGACTTCGTGACCGTGCCGGGGCCAAAGGCGAGAATAGGTGCGCCGCTTGCCGCTGCCAGGTCTACGCCATCGTGGAACTCCTTGCCGTGGAACGGACAGGTGCGGTTGCCGTAACCACTCGAAATGCGCGAGTAGGACGGACACGGCCAAACATATTTACCCATGTTCTCCCCTCCTTAACTCGGCAGCTTGAGCACGGTTCCGGGATAAATCCACCAGCCGTTACTGCTGCTCGATCTGCCGTACTTCTTGGCGGCGGCTTCAATGGCAGCCTTGTTCAGATTATAGATAGACTGCCACTTAGTACCGTTCCCCAGCTTCACCCGGGCAATATCCCACAGCGTATCACCAGACTTGATGGTGTACGTCTTGCCGGCCGGTGCGGTTGTGGTGTCGCGATTCTGCGTGACGGTCGCCTTCTTGGTGCCGCTGCTGCTCTCGCTCTTTTTGAACTCGATCAGCTTGGTCTTGACATCCGCATAAGTCAGCAGTTCGATTTTCGCCATCACGTCAACGCCGTAGCTACCGGCATCCTCGCTCAGTTCGTAGCTTTCCAACGATACCATGAGCGGCTTGTCCGGGTCGTTCGTCATCAGCAGATTGCCCGCGTCGTCCGTGCGGATGACCAAAAACTCAAACGGCTTGCACTCGCGCTTGAGCTTTTCCAGCAGTGACATATAATACTGTGCCGGCTGGTAGCCGTTCGGGTAACAGGCAAACGGGTATTCCCTGTTCGGCAGGAGCGCATTGAAGCTGTACTTGCTCAATCCGGGTGCCTTGATGATGTTGCGCTGACCCTCGTTGATGAGGTTGATGGTCTTGTTCTGGTTGCTGATCTTGATGGTCAGCGCACTCGGCGTGACCGGAAGGCGCACACCGTCCATATAAAATTCATACATCAGATGTGCACTCCTTCCGCGCTGGTGACCAATGCCTCGGTGACCTTGGCTTCCAGCAGATTGACTACGCCGTCCAGATCCATCTCGTTCGAGATATTGTTGTGGTTGACCATTTCCACCTTGATCTCGGCGGTGGTGTACTTGTTAATTTCCTGACGTTCCGCGATGTTGCGAAGCATTTTTAGGTCCTCATTCGACAGCTGCAATGCGTCCGCGGTGTCCGCCGTGTTGGCAGCGATCGCTGCGACATTGTTGTTCAGCGCGTCAAACTCGGGCGTTGCAGAGGCGTTCGCGGCGCTGAATTTCTCATCAATGCTCTGACCGAGATTGTATCCGAAATTCCATGCGTCCTTGTACGCGAAACGCTTTTCGATGGTCGGTGCGTTGCGCGATATTGTAATCGCGTTTTCGTTTTTGCCCCAAGAAAGCGCTGTGTTCTGAAGTTCATTCAACTTGTCTGTCCAATTCGTTCCGAAAACCGCGTCAATGATTTTCGTCGCGATCTTACCGAACGAAAGCAGCCGCGAGATCATTTGCCCCAATAGATTTTTAACCGCGTCATCAAGGCTGTCGAAGCCGCCATTCACCGCATTGAGCACCCACTCGATCACACCGATAAACGGTTCGACAAAAAGCGTCCAAACCGCCTGAATGGCTGCGTTGATAACGCCGATGATCGTATTCAGCACAATCGCGCCCGCCGTGGCAAGTACACCCAGAACGACACCGGTTGCACTGATACTCGTACCCTTGACCTTGTTAATGGCGGCGACAACTAAATAGATTGCCGTGATAACAAGGATAATGCCGCTAACGATCCATGTAATAGGACAGGCCAGCAGCGCCGTGTTCAGGCCATACTGCGCAACTGTTGCTCGGAATGTCAGCGCCGCCGCTCGTGCTTCTGCTGCCGCATGCAGCTGAGACGCGACAGCAGAGATACCCTTCGCCGCCGCATTGGTCAGCACAGCCGCGGTATACAAACCAACAGCCGTAGTAATCGCGCCGAGGATTGGCGTAATGAACGCCGTATTCTCAGACATCCACAGAATCACGTCATTCAGCGTGGAAACGCCCGCTGTCAGCGTCGGCAGCAGGTTCGCCGCCATTTTGCCGACAAACTCCGTCCAGTTCTCACTGAGCAGTCGCGTCTGGTTTGCCCAGCTGTCGGACGTTCGGGCGAAGTCGCCCTGGGCGTCCGAGGTAACACTCATCAGATAGTTATAGCGCAGCATGGTCTGCTCCGCCTGCGACATTTTATCGTACGCGGTCGTAATACCCTGCGACAGCGCGTAGGCCTCCAGATTGGCGACCGACATATTGATGCCGAGCTGTTTGAGCGGTTCAGTCTCGCCCGAGATGCCGGAACGGATTTTCTCAAACGCCGCATTGGTGTCGAGGTTGTAGAACGATGCCATATCGCCGGCTAAACCCGTCAGCTTTTCCGACATATCCACAACACTGTCACCCGTCACGCCGGTAGATTTCAGCATCGCACCGAGCGTGCCGTTATAGCGTTTTGCGGTAACCTCGTTCAAACCGTAGGCTTCCAGAGCCTTCTGCGACCAGTCGTTAATGGAAGCAGCCGATTTACCGAACGATACGTCAACGACGTTCTGAACCTCGGCAAGGTCGGAAGCATAGTCGATACCGGCTTTGACGGTTTCCATTGCACCTTGCAAGCTAAGGTAGCCTGCAGCCATACCGGCAACCTTGCCCGCCATACCACTCAGCGCATCAGAACCATGTTCGACTTTGCTGTTAAACTCCTGCTGCTCGTTTCCGAGCTGATCCAGCGCAGTCGTTGCCTCGTGCAGCTGCGTGCGGATAGCGCCGACGTCGCCCATGTCCAGACCGCCGGCTGTGGCACTGTCCAGACTCTCCCAGCTGGAGAGCATCATATTGACCGCGTTTGTAATGTTCCGCAGCGGTGCGGTCATCTGGTCATTCAGCTTTACAGCTGTTGTAATACCCGCCACGAAATCACCTCTTATTCTTGATCTTTGCCATCTCTGCCTTTTCCTGCTTTACCTTTTCCAGTGCCGCAGCGATGATGAACGCCTTGTCTTTCTGGTCCAGCGCAAGAAAATCAGACGGCAATATGTGTAACTGATGCAGAGCATACAACGCATAGCACGTTTCCGTATCCTCTGCCTCGATCAGTTTTTTACCGCTTCAACGTCCTCTGCGAGAGTGGTAAAGCCGGAAATCTGCTGCACTTTGACAGCAAGCTCGGTATACTCGCCCGCATCGTCCAGCATTTCCTTGAGCAGCTCCTCGGCGCTCATCACACCGTAGCTGTCCTGCAGTTCTGCGTCGTTCAGATTAGGCGTAACGACAGCCGCCGCCATCAGCTTGGCCTGGTACTCCGAGGTATCGACGCGCTGACGGTACATACCCGGCTTGCCCGCCACCTGCACCTCGGTGGTGCACTGCTCGCGGATTGCCTCATTCTCACGGGTGGTGACCGGGCGCAGCTCCCACAGCAGCGGCACACCGTTCTCGTCGGTCAGCGATTTGGTCGCGGCGTACAGTTCGTTCTGACGCTGCTTTTTGTTGCTCTTCATAAAAGCAGAAAAGTTGCTCATTTTGTCATACTCCTTACATATAAGACGGGTTTGTATACTTCTCCGGACGGCTGAAATCCTGTGCGTAGCCCTCGATGGTCTGCTCGACAAAATCGCCGTCGGCATCGAACATACTCAGCAGCACATCGCCATCGATCACGCAGTCAGTGTAGATCTTGGTCGAGCGGCCGATGGACGTCGCCGGGTCTTCGTTCGTGGTCTGAATGTCGAATGTCGGCAGCAGACCGGTATTCTTGTAGCGCTCCATCAGCTCGTCGAAGATCTCCGTCACCTTGTAGACGACCATGGAGAACTTAATGCACGCGCCAACTGCCTTGACGCCCTTTACGGTGCGTCCCAGAGCCAGTACTTCCTTGGTCTCCACGTTCATCTTGCCCTCAAAGCTCTTTGCCATCAGACAGGCGTAGCGATTGCCGTCAATGGTGACGTAGGCCGTCGCCAGCTTGGCGGACGGCGCATCATTTGCAGGCATATAAGCCATACCTTGTTCCCTCCTTTACGATACGGTGACGGTCATGTACAGCTTTGCCATCGCACACACGATGGTAACGGCGTCCTGCACCGCAACGCTGTTCTTGGCATCGCCCTGTTCTACCTGCACGTCGTCCGCCGAGAAATTCTCGATGGCACGCAGGTCCTCGAGCTGCTGGTGGTGCTTTACGATGTCGTTCCACAGACTTACGCGGCCGCTTGCATCATTCGGCACCTTGCCGAGATAGCGCGTGTTGAACAGCACCGCAATGTCGTTTGCAATCTGGTCCATAACACGCACACACTGGTTGTCACCGAAAATCTCTTTGCTCTTGCCCTCGGTGTCGGACACAAAGCTGTTGATGTCCGAGAGCACACGGGTTTCACCGCTGACATTGTGCATTGCAAAGATGCCGGATTTAATGAAAGTTTCCAGCTCACTCTGCTTGTAGTCCGTGTTCACGGTGTAAGCGCCGTCGTACTTGACGTTCAGCAGGCTCTTGTTGACCGCGCAGGCTGCCTCGGCACCGGTCACCCAGTACACAAGGGACGCCTCGCTTGCACTCTCGTCCAGCACGCGGTTTTTGACGTTGATAACGCCCTCATAGTCGGCAGCCTTGTTATAGAGCACGCACTGGAACTTCGCACCAACGTCCTCACGCATACGCTTGACGAACGCCGCATACAGGGACTTGGTGGTTTCGTCGGTCGTGACAACGCCCATCGTGTTGTAGGTGTACGGCTCGATCTTGTCGAGGTACTTCTGGTGTGCCGTGCCGTCTACTGTGCCGTTCGTGCCGCCGGTCAGTGCCGTGCCCGCCGTTTCGGCAAGGGACGCGCCATCTTCCCAGACAACGTAGTCGTTGTCCACGAGGTCTGCCGCCTTTGCAACGCCGGTCTGCGTATCGACCAGCGTCGTGCCGAGGTACAGGCTGACGTCAAACTTCTCCGGTGCGTCTACGTTCGCGCCGATCACGACCTTGAGGTCGTTGCCGCGAGTGCCGCAGCACTTCGCCGTAGCATAGGTGTTCGCCGCCTTTGCACCCGCGCTGGTCAGCTTGTAGGCGTACAGCGTGCGTACCTTGTCCATCACCTCACGCAGACCCTTGAGCTTGTCATGGGTGAACGGGTAGCCGAAAATGGCGAGGCTGTTCTTCTGGAAATCCGCCGGCGTTACTTCGAACACCGCGTTATCCGTGCCCCAGTCCAGTTCGAGCGGCATAGTTGCAATGCCGCGGTCACTGAGGTTGGCGCTTGCCTTGCTCGCCGACACGAAATTGATGTAGCTGCCGGGCAGCACCTTGTTCTGCGTGGTAAAAATACCGCCGCCAAGTGCCATATCAGGTCACCTTTCCTTTCTTGTATTTGTTGATGCGGTCCTGCACTTCCTGCACGGTGCAATACTCGTCCGACGCGATCAGCGCACAGATGAGGTCACGTTCGTGCCGGAACAGCTCGGAATACAGCAGCGCATACCGAGAGAACCGCGGTTCGTTCTTGGTTTTTCTGGTCATAGTTACTCCTTTGCGTTCGTCTGCGTGCTCAGGGAATCCATATCCGGCAGGGTCTCCTCCCGCAGCACGAAGCCGTCGTAGATTGCGGTAACGGTCAGCATACCGTCATGCGGCGTGCCGGTGATGTCCTTGCCGTGCAGCAGGCAGCCGTCCGCCTCGATGGTGTCGAGTGCCTCCAGCAGACGTTCGAGCGCGTCCGCAATCTCCGCGCAGTCGCCCTCAACACGAGGGAAATACTGCACAGAAAACTGAGCAGTTCGTGCGTATCTTCTGCCGAGGTCTACGCCGCGCGTACCGGACAGACACGAAACCAGAAAACACGGTTCATGCAGTCCCTGTGTCACACGGTCAGTGTAAATCTCGTACCCATCGCCGAAAGCGTTGTAAACGGCGGTCGAAACCGCGCTTGTGATTGCTCCAACATTCAACTGAAACACCTCCGCAGATAGTCCGCCAGCTTGCGTTCGAGAATACGCGGCGCCATGTCCTGCACCTCTTTTGCGCTGAGTGTCAGCATGAACTTACCCTCCACCCAGTTCTTGTGGTTTGAAGTACGGTGTCCGTACTCCACATAGGAGGCGTACTCGACCGGATTGATGATGTCGATAACGAAGTCGCTGCCGACACGCTGCACAGAAAGGCTTTCTGCGTAGGCCTTGGCGTTCGCATTCTGCCCGGCTGTCAGCCGCGACGCAGTGTGCCGCCGGTCTTGCCCGATGCAGGTTTTACCCAGACGGTGTACTTCTCGCCTTTCTTGTGCTTTTTGCCGTCACGTTTGGCAATGCGTGTCTTTTGCGTGCGATAATCGCCAACTGGCGTGCGTTTGATCGCTTTGGCAAGCAATCTGGCGGCAAGCTCTTTCGCACAGGCGTTAAAGAACTCGTCCGTCTGGTCGATCTTCGCAAGTTGCTCCTGCAGGCGGCGCAGACCATCGTAGTTCATGCTTACGCTTGACCGTGCCACTACGCCCACCCCCGAAAAGCCTCGAGCACATACTCGGCGTGGGTATCGTACAGAGCCGCCATACCGGAACGGGCGTAGTCGCCGGTCACGCCGTTCTGCGTAACCGTAAGGCGCGATCCCTCGGGTATATTTACCTCAGGCGCGCAGAACAGTTTGACGCTCTGCGTGAGCGCCGCCGTATCGCCGTCCCCCGCCGCAGGCGAGGTCGTGAACGACAATCGGCAAGGCTGGTCTGTGACTGTCTGTACCTCGGCAAAGCCGGTGCTGTGGTCATCACGGGCAACTTTCTGCCGCTCGGTTACGGTGAACGTGCCGGTGTAGCCGCGCTCCAGTGTTTTGCGTACACTTACCACCGCAGTTTTCGGAAGCATAACAGATCCTCCTCTCCCGCGGTCAGCAGACTGCTGATCAGCACAGACAGACGTGCGCTGTCCGAGGCATCGGCGGCAAAGGTGACGCTCGTGTCACCCTCGCTCACCGACTGGACAGCGTTTGTCAGGTCAAGGCTTTCTAGATCCAGCTTGCCGGACGCATACGCCGCACTGAGATACCCGCCACAGCTACGGTCTACCCATACTTCAGTAAGCTCTGCCGGAATTTCCGTGCGATTAATCTGGTTCTTGATGTGGTTCTCCACCTTTTCGATGCAGAACTGCACCGCCCATTCATCAGGAGCAGTGCAGCCGAACGACGCAAGCCGCTGCAATACGCGGTCCAGAATACCGTCCATGGCGTTAACCCTTGGAAACGATCTTTGCCAGGGCGATGGACTTGTGCGGGATTGCCTTCTTGCCATCGTTGATGATCGACCAGTTTGCACCGGCAGACAGGTCGTCGTTGGTAGCCGATGCCGTGATGGA